GTTTGATTCTGCTTCACCTCTCCTTGATGACGATGATGCACTTGAAGCACTCTGGAAAAAAGAGTACCCACTTGCAGACTTTACAGCACAGTCTAACTTCAAATCATATGAAGATTTAGAACGTCGTCTTAAGTCCGTGCTTGGACAGAAAACAGTAAAAGCTCCTAGGTTCGATGAAGAACTAGAGGACGAAAGTGAAGGTCGTGGTCCCGCAGTACAAGCAGTTGCAAAAGCAACTACTGCTGATGAAGATGAGGACAATGCCCTTAGTTATTTCCAGAAACTTGCTGAGGAATAACTAACCCAGGTTTGGATTTGATGCTTTCTTTAATGTTGGGTTGATATATTCACTCGAACGTTCGTAGTCAAGTACTGAATCCATATCTGCCAATACCATAGTAAGATACCTAGACTCTAGGATGTTGATATTTCTTTTATCATCCTGGAGTCTTTCTTCATATGTACGATAAGTAATAACTTGAACTGGATTAACCTCAATCATCATTCCAGTTCCTGAGTCTAAGAATTTAACCTTAAAGTCTTTATCTACAATCATTCCTTTAGGTACAAATATTTTTCCTTTAGAATCATTTACCTGTGTGGTTTCATAATGTTTTTCATTATCTAAGAATGACTCAGAACCATACTTTTCCATTAGGTAATTATGGAAATCATTTTGAGTCAATGGCCATTCATCTCTTACATGTACAATATTATTTGAAGTAAGGATAAGCCAATCTAAATCTTCATCATGATAAAACTTATAAGCAACTTCATCTGGACGTTCATCACCTTCAATTTTATATTTTGTGAATGACATAAAGTCACTAAAGATATCTTCTCTTATTGTTGCACGACGGAAAAGATTTTTTACTCTAATATAATCAGTATTAGATTTTCTCTCATTGATGCGAGAGATATATTCGAAGTCTGGTATTCTGGTGAAATAATCTGACATTTTAGTAACCTATCTCGTCTTCTGCAGTGTAATCTTCATCAAGTATTGGATCTAGTTCTTGGAAACCCATGCCTATTTCATATGCAGTCATAGCAGAGTTGGGTAGAGTCATATAGGATCCGTCTGGTACATAGTTAACATTGAAACTAGTACAAGCAGCCATTTTTAACTTGTTAATAAATTTATGTGGTTTGCCACCACCATTAAAGAATTGGCAATGGAATACATTAGGAGTCGTTAAATATGAACCTCCTCCTGTCTTAGCAGACATACCCTGCTTGAAGAAGCGAATTATTTTTCTAATAATTACTGCTTCTTTTGCAGATCTTGCAGTCAGTCTAAAACTATATTGGAAAGAACGAAGAGCAGGACCTGCAAATAATAATTCTAAGTTAGGGTTTAATATTTTTCCTGAAGTTCTAGCCATTAATTGATCTTGAGTAGCACCTAAAGCACCGACTTGACTTAAGAGATAAGTTTGTGCCATCTCTTTTGCAGCAGGATTTTTTTGAGCAGCGGTAATTGCACCTCCTACTTCTTTTGCTACAGTATCGAATGGTTCGCCACTGTTCATTGTTTTCAGGGCACCACCAGCTAATCCCATTTGTATAGCATTCATCTTATGCTCACCCCATCCAACAGTATTACCATCAGTTAATCCTGGAGGAATAGGTAGGATAACACCACCTAATCTATTTTTCATTCTATCAGTTGGTTTCTTAGGTGCGCTATATCCACCTTCAGATGTTGTTGTTCCCCTTCCAAATCCACCTGCCACATATTCAAACATACTGATCATCATGAAGTCGGTTTCATCTATGAGAGCCAAGGGATATCTCAAAGATCCTTTAGCATAATCTGAGTTTCTTATTTTTTTCGGTTGTCTTGGGGTTGCAGATTGTGTCGTATTACCTTTGTCTGCACCATCAGCAGTATCACTACCAGCACTTTCTTTTTTCTTTAGTCCAGTAGCATCAGTACCCCATTGATCTACAGTTGAATCAGGTACATTGGCAGAGTTTATTGCTTTGCCCATTGTATTTCTTACTTTACCACCACCTCCATCATATTCTCCTGCCCATAGAGTACCACCACTATCTCTGAACATACCATCAGCACCTTGAGTGTATGTTGTATCTGTAGTTGCTGTTGTTCTTCCTCTTCTATTCTTTGTTACATTAGTGACTGTGAGAGTCCTAGAAGCATTAGGATTTGCAGGGTCAAATGTAATGCTAGCCCTTGTAGATTTAAGGGGCTGACTCTTACTCCCTGGTATTGGTAATGTCTTAGTTACTGGTGCCACTATAATCTTTTTAGTTATTTAGAACAAAATTTTGATAAGGAATTGTTTTTAACTCATCTATCTCTACTGGATGTACATAATATAACTGTCCTACTACCTCTAAGAAGGTATAGTTTCTCATAGTTCCCCAGTGAAAGTTAAAACCTTTGAACCCTGTTGGATGGTATTCTGTTACAGCAACCAAGGGATTAGTATCATATGTAATGTTAGGAGTCTTTGCTTTGTAGATGAAAGTATAGTAGTTTCCTAAGTCAGGTACTGGTGTTACATTGTCAGATAATGCTTCTATAATTGACAGCATGAGGTCATCAGCATCCTCTGTTCCTACTAAGGATGTTAGTATAGGTGTTATTTTATTCCTATATGGTTTTTGTAGGAGGGTCATAGACCTAGTTCTTTCTCAGTGACTACCTTAAAGGTTAGTTGCCTATCTTCACAGAAGGATCGTGCTGCTTTCCACTTCGCTTGGTTCTTTGCATACTCTGCAACTTCACGGATGAATGTTTTCTTTTGTTTCCTTCCTTTAACAGGAGGGATACATTGCTTTGCAGGTTTAACTTCAATTACATATCTCATCAATTTACCATTACTTTCTTGCACTTTCATGTAGAAGTCGGGGAAGTAACGGTGAACTCTATTATCTAAAGGTGATTTGTATGGAATAAAGAATTCTTCACTACCCCATTCAAGTATATTTACATTACGATCACACCATTTCATAAATTTTAGTTCCCAAAGGGACCTATAAACGATGTTTCTTATGTCACCTTTGTACTTATTTGGTTTAGTTGGTATAAACCTACCTTTATAAGACATACATAGTATAGGAAAAACACCATACCATATTTAGATGGCTGGAAACATACCAGGTACGAAGTATAGTACAGCAGACTTTCTTACTAAGTTTGGAAATATTGCTCAGACTAGTCAGTATAGAGCACATATAGTATTTCCTCCTGCTGTTAGAGCAGAATTGAATGCTAGTAAGATAGATACTACTCTCTTAAATGAGATTGGAGTTCTGTGTAAGGCAACATCATTACCTGGTTCTTCATTAGCAACACATGATGTTGCCAATGATTTTTATGGTGTTACACAGAAGCATGCATATAGAAGACAGTATGATAATACTATTGACCTAACATTCTTTATTGATAAAGATTATCAAACTCTTTATACATTTGAGGGTTGGATGGAATATATTATGCCTTTGATGGGTCAGAATGTAAAGGGTGGTAATTCATATTTCACTGCACAGTATCCAGATAGTTATCGCACAGAAATATATCTCCATAAGTTTAATAAGGATCATGATGGTGTAGATGGATTTGCTGAGAATGGTAGAGCAGTTAAGTATAATTATGGTAACCCTGGAGAAATTGTTTATACATTTTTAGGAGCATTCCCACAGAATATTTCTTCTGCTGTGGTTTCTTATGATCCATCTTCTAACCTTGAATTTACAGTTACCTTTGCTTATGAAAGGTACATAACTGATAAGACTGGAATTATGATGCCTAAGATTAGTGCTCCTGATGGAGGTGGTTCTCAACCTACCTTGTCGGCACCTAAGGATAATCCATCTAGACCTGGGGGATGGAAGAGATGGGCTGCTGGGTTGGGTGATACATTAACTGGTAATAGATTTGATCTTGATAAGCGTGGTACTATGGCTGATGGTGCCGGAAGACTTAAAAATAATATGATTAATAAAAGTATTGATATCTTACATGGTCAGAAGACTGAAGCAACTAAAGGACAGAATACTAGTAGATCTACACAACAATTAAGGGATGCTCGTGATGGAGTGGGTTCTAATACTTCAGTAGCAGCGTCAGTTAAATCCAGTAAGTAACCCTATAAATAAAACACTGAGTTGTTTATTAGGTTATTATGCCTTTACCAAAGATTGCAACCCCAACATATGAGTTGGAGTTGCCCTCAACTGGAGAGTCGGTAGAATATAGACCGTTTCTAGTTAAAGAAGAGAAACTTCTTGTCCTTGCGATGGAGAGTGAGGATCAGAAGAGTATAACGAGAGCAATAAAAGAAGTTCTCAAAGCATGTATCAAGACAAAGAGTGTTAAAGTAGAGAAACTTCCTACATTTGACATTGAATATCTATTCCTTAATATCAGAGGTAAGTCTGTTGGTGAAGAGGTAGAAGTTACTGTGACTTGTCCTGATGATGAAGTTACTACGGTAGATGTAACTATTCCTATTGATGAGATAAGAGTTGAGAAAAACACTGATCATAATGATACTATTAAACTTGATGATGAACTTACTATGAAGATGAGGTATCCCTCATTGAATCAGTTTATTGAAGCGAACTTTGAAGTTACTGATGGTGCTAAAGGAACTCAACTTCAACAGTCATTTGATTTGATTGCATCATGTATAGATACTATCTACAGTGAAGAAGAAGCATGGACTACTTCTGAGTGTAGTAAGAAAGAACTTGGTGATTTCCTTGAGCAGTTGAATTCATCTCAATTCCAAGAGATTGAATCATTCTTTGAGACTATGCCTAAACTTAAATATGATGTGGACGTGACTAATCCTAAGACCAAGAAGAAGAGTACTGTCACTCTGGAGGGACTAGCATCTTTTTTCGCGTAGCGATGTCTCATATGAGTCTTGAGGCATACTTTAGGATTAACTTTGCTTTGATGCAGTACCATAAATACAGCTTAACGGAGATAGAAAACATGATCCCTTGGGAGCGTGACATCTACGTTGAACTCCTCAAACAACACCTGGAAGAGGAACGGGAAAAGCAGAAACAAAATGAATCTGGACGACCTACTTGAC